CTATCGTTCGTAAATTAAATCCTGATTGCGGTTTTGTCTTATTAGACAAGCTAGAACAAATGGATTTAAGAACTCTAACAGAGTTCAATGCATGGCTTGAACAAGAAGGACTGCAAGCTATTGCAACAAGAGTATCTACTGGTGATGAATGTTCAGTGATTATTGAAGATGGCTATGTAAAAGAAAATGTTACTTCTCAGCCCGTTCAACCAGTAAGTGAAAACACAACACCAACATGGAAAGCAGGTGAATTCTAATGGATTTTGAAATTACTGAAGGAGTAATAAACGGAGCACAAAAAGTTGTTTTCTATGGTCCTGAAGGAATTGGTAAAACAACTTTTGCAATGAAATTTCCAGATCCTTTATTTATTGATACTGAAGGATCTACTAAAAAATATGATGTAAGAAGATTACCAAAGCCAACGAGCTGGCAAATGCTGATTGCGGAAGTTCAATCAGTCATTCAAAAAAGAAACTGTAAAACACTAGTTATCGATACTGCCGACTGGGCGGAAAGATTATGTACGGAAGCTATCTGTGCAAAACATGGTAAATCAGGTGTAGAAGAATTTGGATATGGTACAGGTTATACCTATATTGCTGAAGAATGGGGAAGATTTCTTAATCTTCTCCAAGATGTCGTAGATGTGGCCAATATCAATGTTCTTTTAACGGCTCATGCGACTATTCGTAAATTTGAACAGCCTAATGAAATGGGTGCTTACGATCGCTATGAATTAAAGCTTGGAAAGAAAACAACAGCACAAACTGCACCTCTTACAAAAGAGTGGGCAGACATGGTCTTATTTGCAAACTACAAAACATTCAGCGTGGCTGTAGATGATAAAGGTAAAAAGCATAAGGCACAAGGTGGTCAACGTGTCATGTATACATCACATCACCCTTGCTGGGACGCAAAGAATAGGGATGGATTACCTGAAGAACTGCCACTTGATTTTGGAGCAATCGCTCATTTATTTGCTCACCAATCAAATGAGAATGTTGCACCTGCACCAGTAGTAAACACTACACCTGTTATGAATACTGTTCCTCCAGTTTCTCGAGAAGAACCAAAAGTTGAGGAAATCAAAGTAGATAAGGAATTACAAACAGGTGGAATTCAAGAAGCAGCACCTACTGTAAATGCAGCTTCAGTACAACAAACTGTACAAAGTATGATTCCAAAACCATTGAGGGATTTAATGGATCAAAATCTTGTAACTGAAGAAGAAGTTAGAAAAGCGGTCAGCTTCAAAGGATATTATCCTGAAGACACACCAATTGATAATTATGATCCAAACTTTATCAATGGAGTATTAATAGGTGCTTGGCCACAAGTATTAAAAATTATTAACGAAAATATCAGAGCGTTTTAGGAGGATGATTAAATGGATGCATATAACAACGGGATGAATAACGGAATGATGGAAGGTCATGAATTAGGATGGGATGATACCATCCAAGAAGAAAGTGAGTTCATTATCTTACCTGCAGGTGATTATGACTTTACTGTAAAAAGTTATGAAAGAGGAAGATTCAACGGCTCTGAAAAGATGTCGGCCTGTAATCAAGCAATCGTAAGTATTGCTATCAACTATAACGGTAAAGAAGTCATCATTAAACATAGATTATTACTTCATACAAAAGTTGAAAGAATCTTAAGTGAATTCTTTAGAGGAATTGGACAAAAGAGAAAAGATGAACCATTAAAGATGAACTGGCCAATGGTTCCTGGTTCAACAGGACGCTGTAAGATTGGTACAAGAACTTACAATGGCAATGAATACAATGAAATCAAAAAATTCTATCCAAAAGATGAAATGCCAGTTACACAAGCAACACCTAACTATAATCCAGGACAATTCTAATGCAGTTAAGACCTTATCAACAAGAGGCACATGATTCTATATTTGAAGAATGGAACAAGGGAGTTCAAAAGACTCTCCTTGTTTTGCCTACTGGTTGTGGAAAAACAATCGTCTTTGCTGAGGTTGCCAAAGACTGCGTAAAAATTGGGGATAGAGTTCTTATTATGGCACATAGAGGGGAACTGCTTGAACAGGCAAGTGACAAGATTGCTAAATCAACAGGACTTAAATGTGCTATGGAAAAAGCAAAAGAAACATGTATTGGAAGCCGGTTCAGGATTGTTGTTGGTTCGGTACAAACATTACAAAGAACCAAGAGATTAGAACAGTTTCCAAAAGATTATTTTGACACGATCATTATTGATGAAGCACATCATTGTTTAAGTGATGGTTATCAAAGAGTATTGGAATATTTTGACAGCGCTAAAGTATTAGGTGTAACGGCTACACCTGATAGAGGAGATATGAAAAATTTAGGAAGCTTCTTTGAAAGTCTGGCTTATCAGTATACACTTCCAAAAGCTATCAAAGAAGGGTATCTAACACCTATAAAGGCACTTACGTTACCGCTAAAGATGGATTTGTCCGGGGTCGGAGTTCAGTCTGGTGACTTCAAGGTAAGTGATATAGGAACTGCGTTGGATCCTTATCTTGAACAGATAGCAAAGGAAATGAAAAAGTATTGTAAAGATAGAAAGACAGTTGTTTTTCTTCCTTTAGTCAAAACTTCTCAAAAGTTCAGAGATATTTTAAATTCTAATGGATTTAAGGCTGCAGAAGTCAATGGAGACAGTAAGGATCGTGCGGAAATATTAAAAGATTTTGAAAATGACAAATACAACGTCTTATGTAATTCAATGCTGTTAACTGAAGGATGGGATTGCCCTAGTGTTGACTGCATTATCGTTTTGCGACCAACGAAAGTGAGAAGTTTATACTCACAAATGGTCGGTCGTGGTACTCGTCTATGTGAAGGCAAGGACCACCTGTTACTACTTGATTTTTTATGGCATACGGAACGCCATGAATTATGTCATCCAGCCAACTTGATTTGTGAAAATGATGAAGTGGCCAAACAGATGACAAAGAATTTAGAAGATAAAGCAAGTGCATCACTTCCTGAAGATGTACTTGAAGCAATAGATATAGAGGATGCTGAAAAAGAAGCTCAAAGTGATGTCATTGCTCAAAGAGAGGAATCGCTTGCTAAACAGCTTGCTGAAATGAGAAAACGCAAAAGAAAACTTGTTGATCCATTACAGTTTGAAATGAGTATTATGGACCAAGACTTACAAAGTTACACACCATCATTTGGATGGGAAATGGCACCAGCAAGTGAAAAACAAATAAAGGCATTGGAAAAATATGGAATCTATCCTGACAGTGTCGACAATGCTGGAAAAGCAACTTTGCTGTTAGACAGATTGCATAAAAGACAAGAAGAAGGATTGGCTACACCTAAACAAATTAGGCTGTTAGAAAACAAAGGATTCAAACAAGTGGGAACATGGTCTTTTGAATCGGCTAGAAAATTAATCAATAGAATAGCTGCTTCAGGGTGGAGAGTTCCTAATGGAATAGATCCTGCAACATATAAAGAAGGAGATTAAAAGTGGAGTATACAACTGATTTATTAGAAATACTGAATAATATTGATCCTTCTCTTCTTGATTATCAGGAATGGTGCTGTGTTGGTATGGCACTTAAATTTGAAGGATATACCGCTAGTGACTGGGATTCATGGAGTCAACGTGATTCTAAAAGATACCATAAAAATGAATGTTACAGAAAATGGGATTCTTTTACTGGTTCTGGTGTAACGGGTGGAACCATAGTTCAGTATGCTAGAAATCAGGGATGGGTTCCACCAATGATAAACCAAGAAAGTGACCATGAACTTGATTGGGATGATGTTATTGAAAAAGACGAACAGGTCATTATCGATAAGAACTGGATAGAAGGTAGAGAAGTAAGAGAGCCTACTAATTGGAATCCAGTCAATGAACTTATTACTTATTTGGAAATCCTGTTTGACTCTACTGAAAATGTTGGTTATGTTACAAAGACATGGCTTAAAGATGAAAAGCATTTACCTACTCAGGGATGTTGGGACAGGACTGCAGGAAAGCTCATACAACAGTTAAATAAGTGTGATGGCGATATTGGGGCTGTTTTAGGCGATTACAACAAAGAAGCGGGTGCATGGATACGATTTAACCCGTTAGACGGAAAAGGCTGTAAGAACTCAAATGTAACGGATTTTAAGTATGCTCTTGTAGAAAGTGACTCAATGCCAATAGCTGAACAGAATACAGTATTGAGAGAATTGGAATTGCCGATAGCATGTTTGGTTCATTCAGGAGGTAAAAGCCTTCATGCAATCGTAAGAATTGAAGCAAATGATATGAGAGAATATCGTAAGCGTGTTGATTATCTTTACAACATCTGTAAAAAGAATGGTCTTGATGTAGATACACAAAATAGAAATCCCTCACGTTTATCAAGGATGCCAGGGGTTATCAGAAATGGTAAAAAACAATTCTTGGTTGACACCAATATTGGTAAGGAGTCATGGGATGAATGGTACGAATGGATTGAAAGCATCAATGATGATTTGCCCGAACCTGAATCTTTAGTTGAATGTTGGAATAATTTGCCGCAGTTAGCTCCACCTCTTATTGAAGGAATATTGAGGCAAGGTCATAAGATGCTGGTTGCTGGGCCATCTAAAGCGGGTAAATCATTTACGCTTATAGAATTATGTATTGCCATTGCTGAAGGAAAGAAGTGGTTGAACTGGCAATGCGCACAAGGAAAAACATTATATGTCAATTTGGAGCTTGATAGACCATCATGCTTGCACAGGTTCAAGGATGTTTATAATGCACTCGGTATTAAGCCAAATAACCTTACTAATATCGATATTTGGAATTTAAGGGGTAAATCTATTCCTATGGATAAACTCGCTCCTAAATTGATTAGAAGAGCATCTAAAAAAGACTACATAGCTGTAGTCATAGATCCAATCTATAAAGTTATTACGGGTGATGAAAACAGTGCGGACCAGATGGCCAACTTCTGTAACCAGTTCGACAAGATCTGTAATGAATTAGGTACATCCGTTATTTACTGCCATCACCATTCTAAAGGTTCACAAGGCGGAAAAAGAAGTATGGACCGTGCCAGTGGTTCAGGAGTATTTGCACGTGATCCTGATGCATTGCTTGATTTGATTGAATTGGATCTAAATGAAACACATTACAAACAGTTGAGAAATATGAGTGCTTGTAAATGTTGTGTTGACTATCTAAGAGCAAACAGACCTGAATTGTTAAATGAACTTTCACAAGATGATGTTCTTTCTCAAAGTATCATGATTGATTTCTGTAAAAGCAAATTTGGCCATGATTACTACAAAGAACTGGATACGCTTGTAAATGAAGCAAGGGACAAAGCTACATCAATTACTGCATGGAGAATTGAAGGAACGTTGAGAGAGTTCTCTAAGTTTCCACCAGTAAATCTTTATTTTGAATATCCAGTACATGTCGTTGATCAAGACGGAGTTCTTCAAGATATTGATCCTGATGATGTCAAACCTCAATGGCAAAAGGCCAAAGAAAAGAGACAGGAACAGGCTGAAAAAAATAAAAACAAGAAAGTAAATCAGTTTGAAATTGAGTTCTCAAACATTGAAATAGAAGGTAGAGAAGTACCTGCAGAAGAGCTTGCAGAGAAGTTAAATACAGCCCCCAAAACATTACTTGGATGGCTAGGAAAAGGTAAAAAAAGGAATGAAGATTTAGCTGAAAATTTTGAAGCTTTCTATGGTGAAGATGGCAAAAGATACATCAAAAGAAAGGATGATTAAAGGGTGCGACGAACCATGGTGTATCGCACGGTCGCATGGGTGGGTGCGACGGACCTATATATATAAATATATATAAATATTTGGTCGCACCCCCTCTAACGCGGAGGTAAGAGTCGTGCGACAGCTTACGCACGACGACTACTCACCCCGCACGCTAGAGGGCACCAAACCTAGAGCACCCTAGTTAAAAAATGGAGAAAAACAAAAAAAGAAAAATTGAATTTTTTATGCCTATGATTCCACCTACAACAACTGCTCAACAGCACAAGGTAAACATGGGTACTAAAAAGTTTTATGATCCACCAGAACTTAAAACTGCAAAGGAAAAACTCAAAGCTCATTTGATACCGCATATTCCTGATAAGCCTTTTGATGGGCCTTTAAGATTAATTGTCAGGTGGTGCTTTCCAATTGCTGGTAAACATCATGATGGAGAGTACAAACATACCAAGCCTGATACGGATGATCTAAACAAGTCATTGAAAGACATCATGGAGAAGTTGGGGTTCTATGTGAATGATTCCAGAGTGGCCAGTGAGCTGATTGAAAAGTTCTGGGCGGAAATACCAGGTATATATATTCGATTGGAGGAATTGGAATGATTAAAACAACTAACATCAATGAGTACATCTCATTACAGGTTCTTAAAAATTACTGTTACTCTCATGGAGAAGATGAATGCAAAAACTGTAAGCTAGACCCCGTATGCAAATGTATGAGCAAAATTCCTACAGACTGGGATTTGGAACACTGTCCAGTAAATGAAGGTGATTCCAAATGAGAAAAGAAGATATTGCAAAGCCAGTAGATCGTAAGAAATGTCCAACCTGTAAATACTACAACCAAAACAAGAAACGTTGCTCATTGAGAATGTGCAAAGATCAACCGAGCTTGTTCGATTACATTGGGAATAGGTTTTGATGAATGATTAAGAAAAGTTAAGAAAAATAAAAGCAGGAGGTTTAGAAATGAATTCTAAAGAAAAAATAGAGTATTTAAAATCTTACAAGGATAAAAAAGAAAGATTAGAATTTGTAAAAAATCAAATACAGGGTATACAAGCGATAAAGTACACACCGAGTATAAATAGTCCTAAAAAGTCTTTATGCTCCTATATCGAAGAAAAAACGCTATTAGAGAAAGAATTAAAGAGTATTGAAGAATGTGTTAAAGGCGTAAAAGATGATAAAGCAAGATTTGTGTTAGAATACCGTTTCCTAGAGTTCATTCCTTTATCTCAAATTCCTGATTATATGAGTTTTAGCTATTCTCAAATCTATAGGTACTATGAAAAGGGTTTAGAAATGATTGAAATATAAAAAAACTCCTACTCATTAGAGTGGGAGTCTTTAGAAATATACGCATCTATTTGTAATAAGTCATTCATATAGTCGGATATTTTTTCAAGACCTTTCGTGTTAAAACATAATAGATTATTTATTAATTGAACATATAATTTTTGTTTTTGATCTTTTTGAAGATGATAAAATATAGAGGCTATTTCTTGATAATCACTGTCTGAAGAAGTATTTTTCAAAGTGTTAAAAGGTATGAAATGAATAGTACGATGGCTATTGTTATTGAAAGATGCCATTTCTTCAGTATTGCCAACAAGCCATTCTTCATCAACATCTAGTACTTCTGCAATGATTTCAATGTATTTTGCCTTTGGAATGAATTTTCCTGAAAGATATTGACTAATAGCTGATCTACTAATTCCTGTAAGTGAAGATAATTCTTTTTGATTTATTCCCCTTTCTTTCATTATTTTAGAAAGCCTTTCTACAAAAATATCATTCATTATTATCACCTCTTTCATATTATTATTTTACAATAGAATAAAAAAAATAACAATAATTCAAATTTGAATGTTGACAATTCAAAAATGAACAAATATAATTGTGTTGTAGTTCAAAATTGAATTAGTGGAGGTGAAAAAAATGAAAAGAGTGACTGTTGAATTAGATGATGAATTAGCAAAACAATTGAAAATACTAGCTATTAACTCTAATGGAACTGTTAAAAGTTATGTAACAAATCTAATCAAAAAAGATTTACAAACAAAAAAAGACATTCGTGAATAGTTTTGACGGACTAACGAATGTCACCATCTAGGCGAATGTATTTTAACATTGTTTGCCTAGAAATTCAATTAAAAGAGGAAAAGGAAGGTAAAAAACAATGGGAAGATTAAACACATTAAAAACAATTGATAAAACAAGAGGGAAAATTAATCCCAACTATGATATGACTATGAAAGATATTAGAACACTTTATGAAAAAAATATTAGTAAAGTTGATGCAATGTTAGATTCTTTTGTCTTGGGTTATGCTCAAGGGGTAAAAGCACAAAAGAAAGGTCGTGCTTACAATGGATAATCAATTAATGAACACATCAGCAATTGAAACAATCGACAGTAGAGAAGTTGCTGAAATGGTTGGTATTCAACATAAAGATTTATTAAAAAAGATAAGAAATTATCAACAAATTTTAGAAAGCGCAAAATTGCGCTCTCAAGATTTCTTTGTTCCAAGCAGTTATAAGGTTGAAAATAATAATAAAACGTATGATTGCTATCTATTAACCAAGAAAGGCTGCGAAATGGTAGCAAACAAGTTAACTGGAGAAAAAGGTGTAATCTTTACTGCTAAATATGTTAATCGTTTTGAAGAAATGGAAAAACAAATAAAAATTCCAAAAACTGATAGAGAAATTTTACTTTTAAGTGTCAAAGTTCAAGAAGAAACAGCTCAAAGAGTTGATAAGTTGGAAGTGAAAGTTAATGGTTTGGAAAATACTTTAACGATAGATCATGGACAACAATTAAAATTACAAAGCATTTGCAAAAGTAGAATCATTTCTTTGTTAGGTGGTAAAGATACTCCTGCATACAAAGAACTCTCAAAGCAACTCTTTAGCTTTATTTGGAGAGATTTTAAGCAATACTTCAATATTTCAAGCTATAGGGATTGTTTGATAACTGACTTTGAGAATGCGGTTAACTATCTAAAAACATGGACTTCTGATAACAACATGAAATTAAAGATAGATTTGGTTAATTCTCAAACACGATTAGAAATCTAGTAAAGATGATATGTAATGATATGTGATGAACATAAAATATGTGTTATTATAGTAATGTGGATTTAAAAAGAAAGAGGTATCCATGATGCCGACACTTTGTATTGATTCATTCACGATTGATTTTTTTCTCTAAAGATGTATTACTTTGAAAAGCTCTTGTTTCAGGGGCTTTTTTGTTTAAATGCTATTTAAAGGAGTTTAAAGAACAATACAGAGATACTATTTTTTTTGTATAGGTATAATTAAGATGAAAAATAAGTTGTTTATTATAGAAAATATTATAGAATGATTATAGATATTAATTTATATGGAGGAATTATTATGTCTAATAAACCAATAAAAAAAAGAATTAATTTTTTTCAAGTTCAAGCATATGCGTTAAGTGATAAGAAAAAAAAGAAAATGTCAAAGGAGGATATAAGGCAATCTTTAACTAATATTTATAATGATTTAGAAGCTAATGATGATAAATATAAATTTAAAAATTTTGAGATGTTTTCAACTAATTATATTATAGAATTTATTAAACTTAATGATAGTGAATTGTTTGCACGTATAGGAAAGCAAGCAAATGAAAATACAATTGGTAAAAGAGATTTTGTAACAGGAAATTTGATTAATATTGAGTTACAAGACAATGAAAATATTGAATCATACACATATTTATACCTTGACTTTTCAAATATGATACTCTCATATTTGGTATTATCTGGAACTCCAAGTAAAACGATATTCTCAAATTTTATTAATGATATGATTGATAATGTTGAATTTACTTGTGTACCAATTACAACGGATGATGTAATTAGAAAATTAGCAAGCAAAAGCACTCTTGGAACAATAGAATTTTCTTATTGTAATCCTAAAAATGAAGTTATTAAAGATATTCCAGGTATTAACAAAAGAAGTTTACAAAATTTAAATACGGATAAATCTGTAATAACTGTAAGTTTAAGACCTGCTAGATCTAAATCTATAACACATAGAATAGAGGATATATTTAATATAAAAGAAACATTAATCAGTGAACATGGTGATAATTTGAAGTCCTTGAAGTTAAATGCAAAAAATGAAGAGGAAGAGATGATAAATTACAATTTGTTGGATTATAAATTTTCAACATATACATATATTGATATGCTGTTGTTAAATACAGCTGATGATTTTTATAAAATCATTATTAGAGAATATAATAACATGAAAAATACACTTGAAGATTATATACAATAATACGTATAAAGAAGGAGGAATGATAATAATGATAAAAAATATACTGATTGGTTTAATAATTTTTATCGGAGTCGTTTCTCTTTTTATATCAAAAAAGGTAAAATATAAAACAAATTATTTATTGAAGACATTTTCATGTGCTATGTTTTATACTTCGGTATATTTGTTTTTTTCGAAATATTTATCAGGAAATTCAATAAAAAATAATTTGGATTCATTTGTTTCGATTTCAGCAACATTAACGGGATTTATTTTTACTGGATTATCAATAGTGTTGAGTTTAATTGGTTATGATTATATTAAAAGTTTATTTAAAAATGATTTTATAGATATTTTGTTTTATACAGGTTATAGCAGTACGATATTAAGTATTGTGAATATTATATTATATGTTATTATTAGACAATTTTGTCTGTATAATAGAAAAATATTAATAATCAACCAATATATTTTAGGACTTTCGTTAATTTTATTAATAGTTATGTTTATAGATTTTATTTTTTTAATAAAGCAGCTTAAAAATAATTTAAACAGAAAATAGGAATACTAATTAGAGCAACTTCGGTTGCTTTTTATTTTGTTCAAAACAAGGCAGGATAGTGAAAAGATATCACGCAAGTCTCTTAAGCTTGTATTCTAGGTTTGACTCCTAGTCCTGCAACCAACAGTAAACAAAGGAGGTGTGTCATTATGACCGAAAAACAAAAATTGTTTTGTGACGAATATTTAATTGATCTAAATGGCACACGTGCCTATAGAACAGTATATAAAACGATTAAGAATGATAATGTTGCTGGTGTTCGGGCAAACAAACTTCTTAAACAAAAAGATATTGCTGAATACATCAACAAACGACTGGAAGAAATCCATAATGAAAATACTGCAGATATTCAAGAAGTCATGGAATATCTTACATCTGTCATGAGAGGAACGAGTAAAGCAAATGTTCTTGCTCTAGCTGGTGATGGTTATCAAGAAGCCATTGCTAAACCACCTGATGAAAAGGAACGGTTAAAAGCTGCTGAATTACTTGGTAAGCGTTTTGGTATGTTTAGGGACAATGTTGATATTACTTCAAACGGTCAAACAGTAATTGTAGATGATATAGATGAAAGTTAGTTTAAAGTCCATTATTGGTCCTGCTTTCTATGATGTTCATAAGCATATCAAAAACAACGATTACACGCACTATTGGTTGAAAGGTGGCCGTGGATCATTGAAGTCTTCATTCATTGGTACTGAAATTCCTTTAGGCATCATGAGGGATGCACAAAAGGGATTGATGAGTAATGCAGTTGTTATAAGGCGTGTAAAAGATACATTGAGGGGTTCGGTATATGAACAAATCAAATGGGCTATTTACATGATGAAAGTTGAAAATGATTGGGAGATACCTGATTCAAAACTGCAAATGACTTACAAACCAACGGGACAAGTTATTATATTTAAAGGTGCTGACAATCCTAAAAAGTTAAAATCAACAAAGGTGTTTGTAGGTTATATAAAGTATGTTTGGTTTGAAGAATGTGATGAGTTTGAAAGTCATGACAAAATCACGAATATCAATCAGTCTTTACTTCGTGGTGGTCCTGAATATTGTGTGTTTTATTCTTTTAACCCACCTGAAAGTCAAAGAAATTGGTGTAACAAAGAAGTTCTAGTTAAACGAGATGATACATTGGTATCTCATACTACTTATCTTCAAGCACCAAAAGAATGGCTTGGAGAACAGTTTTTAATTGAAGCTGAACATATGAAAAAAGTTAAGCCTGAAAAATACTGTCATGATTATTTGGGTGAAGTTACAGGTACAGGTGGAGAGGTATTTACCAACTTATGTATTAGAGAAATCAAAGATGAAGAAATTCAAACATTCGATAGATTAAAGAACGGATTGGACTTCGGTTATGCTGGAGATCCATTGGCATATTTAAAGATGTATTACGATAAGACGCGAAGACGTCTTTTTATTTTTGGAGAAGTCTATGGTACTCGTTTATCCAATGCTAAAGCAGTTAAGAAAATCAAAAAGCTTAATCCATTAAATAAACTTGTTACTTGTGACAGCGCTGAACCGCGTACAATCAATGAATTTAAGCTATTAGGATTAAGAGTAACGGGTGCAAAGAAAGGACCTGACAGTGTAGAAAATGGTATCAAATGGCTTCAGGATTTAGAAGAAATTGTTATTGATCCAATTCGTTGTCCTAATGCTGCAAGGGAGTTTAATGATTATGAAATTGAAAAAGATAAGGAAGGAAATCTTAAAGGGGATTTTCCAGATAAAAATAACCACACGATTGATGCTGCACGATATGGTTGTGAAGAAGACATTATCCAATCAAAAGGTCGAGCAGGAAAGAACCGTGCTAGATATGAAAATTAGGAGGTATCCACGTGTATACATTCACAATAGATAGTTCAAGTTATGATGAAAAAGAACTGAACATGATTCAAATTGAACAGTTGATAACAAAGCATCATAGCTTGGCTGGGAAAATCAAGAAATGCCAAAGATATTATGAAGCACAACATGATATTAGAAATAGACAAAAAAAATTAAAGACTGCAGCAAATAACAAGGTTGTTTGTAATCATGCTAAAGATATCAGTGATACCGCTACTGGATATTTTATGAACAGTCCTATTTCTTATAGTAGTTATGATGACAGTGATAAAAGCAGCATTGATAAATTAACTGAAACTTTTGATAGAGCGGATGTTGATGATGTTGACGGTGATAATGCACATGACATGAGTGTTTGTGGTGTTGCTTATGAATATGTTTACGCTAAACAGGATTCAACCGAGATTGCTGTTAGAAATTTAGAAGCGGATCATACATTTCTTGTATATGACGATACGATTGAACAAAATCTTTTATTTGGTGTTTATTATTACCGCTATAAAGATGCAATTACGAGCAAACATTGTTATCGTGCAACGGTTTGTACTAAGAATTATGTCAACACAATGATACTGGAATGTAGTGGTCAAAATCATAGAAAAGTAAATGAACCTATTCCTCATTTCTTTGGTAATGTACCAATCATTGAGTATCGCAACAACAAGTTATGTATTGGGGACTTTGAACAGCAAATATCTTTGATTGATTCCTACAACAAACTCATGAGTGATCGTGTAAATGATAAAGAACAGTTTGTAGAAGCTTTACTTGTTATCTATGGTTCATTGTTAGGTGATGATGAAGAGGAAGTAAGTGAGGTTATGAAAATCTTAAAAGAAAATGGATTGCTTGAACTTCCTGCAGAAGCTAGAGCTGAATACCTCTCAAGAACTTTTGACGAAAACGGATTAGAAGTTTTAAGAAAAGCCATTAAGGAAGATATTTATACATTTTCTCACGTTCCTAATTTAACTGATGAAAACTTTGTTGGTAACAGTTCAGGAGTGGCCATGGAATATAAATTGCTTGGTTTACAGATGATTACTGGAGAAAAGGAAAAATACTACAAGAAAGGATTAAAACGCAGGATTGAGCTGTTTTGCAATTATTTGAATCTTAAAGCAATTGCAATTAATCCTAACAATGTCAAGATTACCTTTACTCGTAAGCTTCCTAAAAACTTGAATGAGCTTGCTCAAATGATTGCTAATTTAAGCGGAAAAGTTTCAACTGAAACACTTATTGAACAACTTCCTTTTGTAGAAGATGCACCAAGTGAAGTTGAAAAGGTAAAACAGGAAAATGAGGAAAACATCAAGCTTCAACAACAAATGTTTAAACAGCAAGATGATGAACCTTTTAACAAAGATGAGGAGGATAAGAATGATGAAACACAAAATGACATTGGCACAAAGAATGATGCTTCCAATAGTAAAAATGCTAAACAAAGTTCTAGCGTTTCTAATTAGAAAGTTTGGTTAATATGAAAAATCAAGATTATTGGAAAAAGCGCCAAGAAGAAAAGCTTAATGATATCCTAGATGATGCGCAAGTTACAAGTGATTATATATCGGGTATCTATAGTAAGGCTTGTAGTTATACCCAAGATAAAATCAAAGGTATTTATGATAATTTTAGAGACTCTCATAGATTATCCGATGCTGAAGCTAAAGATTTGCTTTTTAAGGTGACAAGAGATCCTGGGCATGCTAAGTTTGATTATGCTGAGTTAAAGAAAAGACTTGAAAATAATCCAACAAGTGAAGAACGTAAAGTATTACTAAAAAAGTTGGATGCACCTGCTTATCAGTATAGAATTAAACGACTTGAAAATATGCAAAATCAATTGGATCAATTGATGAAAAAGGTTTACAACATAGAAAAAGATAAGAGCACTGATTGTTATATCAACAGTGCTTTTAATGCGTATTACAAAGATGTTTATAACCTTCAACAAGGAATGGGTGTTGCTTATTCGTTTGATGAATTAGATGCAAGTTTAATAGATAAGACACTAAAATCTAAATGGAGTGGTAAAAATTACTCCGATAGAATTTGGAACAATACAAGTGCATTGGCCGATTCTTTAAAAGAAGAAATGATGATGGGTGTTCTTACTAACAAAACTGAAAAAGAAATGGCCGAGACCATTATGAATAAGTTTGCAGTTGGTGCTTTTCAAGCAAGAAGGCTTATCCAAACTGAAAGTGCAGCAATGTCCGCATTTACCGACCAGCTTGCATATGAAGATGCAGGGATTGAAAAGGAAATGTTTATAGCGGTTCATGACAGCAGGACATCAAAGATTTGTCAACAACATGATAGAAGCATTGTTGAAATATCAAAAGCACAGGTAGGTGTCAATGTTCCACCGCTTCATCCTAATTGTCGTTCACATATGATTGCTTATATTGAAGGTATCACGGACGCAATGAAGAAAAGGCAACGTAATCCTATTACTGGTAGAGATGAAGTTGTTGATCTTAAAGAAGATTATAACCAATGGTTAAAAAGGCAACAAGAAGAGCATGGTGTAGATACTGTTGATACTTTTATGAAAAAGACAAAGAACCTATCCAATGATAGGAAACAATATCAACGGTATATGAATGTTTTAGGCAAAGAAAATATGCCAACTTCACTATCTAAATTTCAAGATATGAAGTATAATGATATTGAGAAATTCAATGATTTAAAAAGCTTTTATTCTTTTAAAAGTCGAAATGAAGAAGCATCCTATAATGATTTCTTATTGCATAGAATAAACGATTATGCTCCTGGTAACTCATCAGTAGCAGAAAGGATTAATGGATATGTATTAAAAGATACTAAATCAAAAAAAGAACAGGATCATATTTTCAAGAGAATGATGGAAAGAAATATTACGTCAGATGATTTACAAGCATACGTTGATAGTGCAAAAGTTATGTTTGATCAATGGAACGGTAAAAGAAGATTATATATTTCTAGTAAAGGTGCTGCAGTTGTTGTCAAAAGAGATGAAGGATGGGTCTTTAAAACAGGTATGAAATATACCGATTATGGAGAAAATTACATGGCAATATTGGAGGTTATGAAAAAATGGAAAAAATAGAAGAAGTTGATTTTGAAGAAGATAGATATTGTCCTGTATTTGAACGAGTCATTGATTGCGAATGGTGCTATGAATCTCTTCTTGGGATATGTAAGTTAATTAAGAAAGATGCTGTCCCTGAACTTAATGAAATACCTGATGATAAAATGGAAGAAGCATTTCAAAAGTGTAAAAACTGTAAGTATAGTGAATTAACCGACAAGTAGTCGGTTTTTATTTTACCTAAATTTAAGAAAGGAGAATGACAATGTTAAATGCGTTATTAATTATTTTTGTTATAGCAAAAATATTAGGCTTTATAACTTGGTCGTGGTGGATTATATTAAGTCCGTTATTGATTCAAGTATCAATCGTTTTATTAAGTTTAGTATTTTATAGTGTAGCTAATTTTAGAATTAAGAATCTTTTAAAGAAGCTTAAAAAGGAACTTTAAGGAGAGGAGGTATTTTAATGGCGGAAGGGTTGAGACACCATTTTCATCAAGAATTTGAATATCATACTGTTCAATATTTCGATAAGAAAAGACACGTAATTGTTAAGAAAATTCAATACATGTGTATGATATGCGGACGCATTCGTCATGAAAAATATGACTGTTATGTACCACCACCTAAATCTAAAAATAAATCATTAGAACGTAATAAGAAAAAATATGGCAATCGCGAATGATTGTTTTTTATTTTAGGAGAAGCTTATGGCTAAATTAAAAGTTATTAGAAATATGATTGATAAAAATACAGGTGTTGTACGTATTACAGGTGATGTATTTGAAGTCAATGATAAAAAACGTATCAAAGAGCTTTTAGATGCGAAAGTAGTAGAAGTAATTAAAGAAAGTGATAATTAGGCAATCTCAATTGATTGTCTTTTTATATGTCCAAAAACTTATGACATTAAAAGATGGGATGGTCTTACGGACCTTAACTGGAGGATTTTTATGAAAAATAAATTTTTATTTCCTTTAAACATTCAAATGTTTGCTGATGATGACCCGGGAACTGACCAAACAAATATTGATGATCAAGGAAAAGAAGGTGAAGAGGGTGGAGAACCTAATAACCAACCTAAAACTTTCACTCAAGAAGAATTAGACAAAATCGTTCAAGGAAGAATTGCTAAAGAACGTAAATCTTGGGAAAAGCAATTAGAAGATCAAAAAACTGAAGCTCAAAAATTAGAAACTATGAGCGACAAAGAAAAGAAAAAGTATCAGGAAGAAAAAAGAATTAAAGAATTAGATGATAGAGAAGCTGCAATTACTCGTAGAGAATTGACTGCTCAAGCTAAAGTTCAATTAGCTGATAAAGGAATTCCAACTGAACTTGCTGAAATTCTTAATCTTACTGATGCGGAATCTTGTAAAAAGAGCATTGAAACAGTAGAAAAAGCTTTTCAAACTGCAGTAGAAAAAGCAGTTGAAGAAAAAATCAAAGGCAATGCTCCAATGAAAAAAGCAAAAGACAAAACATTAACCGATGAAGAATTGGTTTATCAAAAAATGATGGGCAAATAGGAGGATTATAAATTATGTCAATTAATACATTAGCAACAGCTACTTTATTTCAAACAACATTAGATAAAGTAGCAACTCATGAAGCATTAACAGGATGGATGGAAGAAAATGCAGGACAAGTAATCTATAATGGTGGTGCTGAAATTAAAATTCCTAAAATGTCTTTACAAGGATTAGGGGATTACGATAGAGATAATGGATATAAACAAGGTTCTGTGACATTAGAATACGAAACAAGAAAAATGACACAAGATCGTGGCCGTAAATTCACGTTAGATGCAGTATCTGTTGACGAAACAAATTTTGTTGTAACAGCTTCAACAGCTATGGGAGAATTTCAAAGAATGCATGTAGTTCCTGAAATTGATGCATATCGTTTATCAAAAATTGCAACAGATGTTATTGCAGCAAATAAGGTAGGAATGATTGAATATGGTTATACTCCTGCAGAATCAACTATTTTAAGAAAAATGAAAACAGGTATCAAAAAAATTAGAGATGCAGGATACAATGGTGAATTAATCATTCATGCAACTGGAGATGTTATGTTAGAGCTAGAAATGTTTCTATCAACAAAAATGCAAACAGCAACAATTTCAGTCGGTGGGATTGATTTAACTGTTCCAGCAATTGATAAGTGTGCAATTATTGAAACGCCTCAAAATCGTATGTATACTGCCATCCAAATGAATGACGGTGAAACAAGTGGTCAAGAATCGGGTGGATATAAAAAAGGAACAAGTGCAAAAGATATCAACTTTATGATTATTCCTAAATCAGGCGCAATTGCAGTTTCTAAACAAGATATCATGCGTATTTTTGACCCTAATACAAACCAAAAAGCTAATGCATGGTCAATGGATTATAGACGTTTCCATGATGTTTGGGAAAAAGATAATACATTACCATTGGTTTATTTAAATATTAAAGATGTCGCATAATGGGAGGCCTTTTGAATGAAAATTGTTATTAATGGAAATGTTGAAAGAATCATTGAAAATGAAAAGTTAGAGAAGTATTTATCTTTAGGATATAAAGAGGTTTCATCTTCAGAAACGAATGATAATGTTGTTGGAAAGAAATCATTATCTAAAATGAAAGTTGATGAATTAAAAGCATTGGCTACTGAATTAGGCATTGAAAGTATTGACTCACTTAACAAAGATGAATTGATTGCTGTAATCAAAGAAGCGCAAAATGGATAATCTAAAGGAAGAATTTAAAAGTTTAACAGGAGAAACTAATGATGATTTGGTTTCTTCTTTTCTTTTAAGTTCAAAACGAACAGTTTTATCCAAAACAAATCGTAGTGAGTTGATTGATGATCTTAATGATTATGTTTTAAAACTTGCAATTGTTCGCTATAACAAGCAAGGAAATGAAGGGTTGAGCTCTTACAATGAAGGTGGAGAAAGCGAATCTTATCTAAGTGAAGATGATGTTCTTTCAGGTATTTCCAACTATCGTTTATCAGCTATGGCAAGGAGATTACAGAATGAAAAAAAGAAGTCTCAAGAAGTTTCAAATTAAAACCTACAGTGCTGAAAAAGATAATGAGGGCAATGTTATTGAATTCTATAGTGATGAAGCAAGAGATGATGTAGCACTTGTATGGCCTGCGTCTTCAAAACTTCAAGTTGAGCTTTATGGTATGCGTGTTAATGGTATCTTGAATATGCATTATTATGGCTCTCTAGCAATCAAAGAACATGACATGATTATTTATGAGGATAGCAGTTATAAAGTCATTAGCATTCAAAATTTTAAGCGTTTTAAAGCTATAGAAATTGAAAGAGTATGACAAATAAAGATTTCAATAATCTCATAAAGAAACTGTCTGAAATTGATTCAGAGGCAGGTCAAGAAGTAGCAATGAGAGCGGTTAAACAAGCAGGTGCAATAGTTCAATCTCAGGCTAAATTATTAATTACTGGTGATACTGGTGCTTTGGCACGTTCAGTTAGAGTTAAAAATGAAGTTAAAGAAGAAAGTGTCACATCAACTGTTTATACCAATTCAAAATATGCACCTTACTATGAATTTGGTACTGGTCCTAATGGAGAAGCAAATCATCAAGGTATTTCTCCAAATGTATCACCTCGTTATAGGCAAACGGGTTGGATGATTCCTGCTGATGCAATGACAATTGATAAAGCTGAAGCATATGGCTTTAGAGTTGCTTATAAAAATGGTGATGTAATTGGTTATTATACTAAAGGACAAATGGCAAGACCTTTTATGTATCCAGCACTTCATGATCAAGAAGATAAAATTATGAAAAATACCGAAAGGTTATTTAAGAAAAAACTAAAGGAGATTTGTAAAAAATGATAAATGTTAAAGATATCGTTTATAGTAAACTTTCTAAAAAATTCAAAAATGTAAGTGATGTTTATCCTCAAAGCTGGGTGGATTTACCTGCAGTTCAATATGTTGAGGAAGAAAATAAACCGGATGAATTTACGGATGATAAAGAACAATCTTCTTTCATTCGTTACAGAATTGATATTTGGGATAACAAAAGCACTTCACAAACAGCTTGTGATGTTGATGAAGTAATGGCTGGTTTAGGATTTTTAAGAACATATTGTTCCGACGTTCCTGATCCAAGTGGTTTAAAACATAAACAAATGAGATATGAAGCAATTATAGATTGTAATAAGAAATTTATTTATCACGCTTATTAATTAAGGAGGTAAGAAATATGTTAGCAAACGGTGCGACATTAGAATATAAAACAACATCAGGTAATCCTTCGTCATATACAAAATTAGAAGGATTAAAAGAAATTCCTGAAATTGGTAGTGATCCTGAAAAAGTAGATAATACTACTTTAGCGGACAAACAAAAAGTTTATGAAATGGGAATTGGCGACCCGGGAGACATTTCATATAAATTCAAATATGACAATACATCAACAAACAGTCCATATCGTGTTTTAAGAAAACATGAAGAAGCTGGTGATACGCTATCATTCAAAGAAACATTGAAAGATGGAACTACCACAGAATTTGATGGCCAAATTTCTTTGAAAAGAACTGGTGGCGGAGTCAATGGTGTTATTGAATTTACATTAAATATTGCTGTATGCAGTGAAATTAAGATTACTGATCCAGTAAATGCATAGGAGGTTAAAAAATGGGATTATTGAGTGGAAATACTAAAGAAGTTGTTGAAGATGAAGTAGTAGAAGAAACAAAACCAAAAAGAAAACCATATCATTTATGGAAAGTTGGAGAAGAAGAATTCAAGTTAAAATTAACTACCCAAGAAATTGTTAATATTGAATCAAAAATTGGAACAAACTTATTATCAGTTATTTCAAAAACTGAAGATGGTTCAGTACCACCTTTAAAAATCATGCTTTTAATTACTCATGGTGCTATGAAAAAATTTCATCATGGAATTAAAGAACAGGATGTTATCACTTTATTTGATAAGTACTGTGATGAAGGTGGAAATCAAATTTCATTCATGACAGATGTATTTATTCCTATTTATCAAGTAAGTGGTTTTTTCTCACAAGCTCAAGCGGAAACAATGGAAACTCATCTAGTGGAAGCGAAAGAGCAAATGTAGAATATGAGTATATAAGTGATTTAATAGACGAACTATATCCCATGGCTTTAGATTGTGGAATAAGTTCGTCTTTATTTTGGAATTCATCCGTTCTAGAAATTACGGACTTAATGGAATCTTTTGAAAGAACCGAAAGAAGAAAACAAAAACAAAAAGCAATAGATAATTATTATCTTGCTGATCAAATCATTGCTGGATTCAATTTAATAATGAATGGTAATGAAAATGGAGAAAATAATCCACATATGCTTTGGGATTATTATCCTGGTTTATTTGAAGAGGAAAAGAAATTAAGTAAACAATTACAAGAACAAGATGAATTGGAAAGAGCAAAAGCTGGTCGTAGAAGATTAGCAAATGCTATGAATAAAAAAATAAAAGGAGATGGTTAATAAGACACTAGAAAAATTAAAAGTTATCATCTCTGCTGAAACAAGCAAATTTAAGAACGCTTTAAAAGATGCAACGAATGAAGCTAGAAATTCAGCTAACTCAGTTGAAAATTCAACAAGTAGAATGGGGAAAGCGGTTAGTGGAATTAAAGGTTTAGTTGCTAAAGCTGCTGCTGGTTTTGGCTTGTATAAGTTAGGAAAAGTAGCAATAGAAGTTGCTTCAAATATTACGGAAGTCCAGAACGTTGTAGATACCGCGTTTGGAGATATGTCGTGGAAGGCCGAGCGATTTGCCAAGAACTCAATACAACAATTTGGTATGAGTGCATTAAGTGCTAAGAAAACTGCTTCTACATACATGGCCATGGCTTCAGGTATGGGATTGAGCTCTGATAAAGCAAGTGATATGGCTATTTCATTAGCTGGTTTATCAGGGGACGTTGCTTCTTTCTATAACATTTCTCAAGAACTTGCGGACATCAAACTGAAATCAGTATTTACTGGTGAAACTGAAACATTAAAAGACTTAGGTATTGTTATGACTCAAACGAACTTGAAACAGTTTGCTTTAAGTCAAGGGATTAAAACCAACATTGACGATATGAACCAAGCACAATTGACCACATTAAGATACAACTTTGTAATGCAACAGTTACAAATGGCTCAAGGAGACTTTGCTAAAACAAGTGGAACATGGGCTAACCAAGTGCGTATCTTACAAGAACAATTTAAACAATTATTAGGAATTATTGGTAATGGGTTGATTGCAGCGTTAACTCCTGCTATTCAAGTTATCAACTTTGTAATTGGTAAACTGATTACTTTAGCAAATGTAGTTGCAGGAGTCTTCAGTAAACTGTTTGGTAAAAAGTCATCTAAAGATTCGGGCATGTCAACTGTTGCAAGTGATTCTTCTAAAGCTTCAAAATCTATTGGGAATATTGGAAGTGGATTAGACAACTCAAACAAGAAAGCTAAAAATCTTTCTAAAACACTAAATACTATGACTGCTGGAATTGACGAATTGAACAGTTTAAATATAAATGACAGTTCAGGAGATAGCGGAAGTGGTTCTTCAGGAGCTGGTGCTGGTACTGGTGGAGGATATGATATTGGATCTATTGACTGGGGTAACCAATTTGAAGAGCCTGATACAAGCGGTGTTGATAAAGCTGTAGATAAAGTTATTAAGAAACTAAATCAGTTAAAGAAATGGTTTGAACAAAACAAGCCAATTATTTTGTCTTTGATTGCTGGTATCGTTGCAGGATTTTTAACGTTTGAAACCATTATGAACTGGAGTGCAATTGTAGGAGTACTATCTTCATTGATTGCTCCATTTCAATGGTTAGGAGCAGCGGTATCGGTTTTTATAGGTAGCATTGCTGAAGGAAGTGGCGTGTTAGTTGCATTCCAGACAGTTTTTGGAACAGCAGCAGGTACCGCAGCATTCTTTGCAACAATTGTTGCAGCAGTTACTGCAGCACTTGTTTATTTGTATCAAACATCCCAAAGTTTTAGAGATTTAGTAAATACGGCAGTTAGTGGATTGATAGGTGTACTAAATCAGTTATATACAACGGTATTAAAACCGTTATTTTTATTTTTAGCTGACGTCTTTACAACGATTATTACACCTATAGCTTCATTTATAGCAAAGGTGTTTGTTAAAGCAGTAGAGTCAATAAGTATAGTTGTTTTATCAATTTGGAATAATGTCCTTATTCCATTAGCAAGTTTTCTTGTGGATATTCTAGCTATTGCGTTAGAAGGATTACTTGAAATATGGGAAACATGGAAACCAGGTATTAAAGCAATAGGAGAAGCAATCAATTGGGTATGGGACAATGTTTTATCACCAATTGTTGATTTTATTGTTGGGTCATTTAGTGATACTTTCAAATCATGGGGAGATCTTATTAAAAAATTGATTCCTGATGTTGAAAATATCTTTAGAGGTTTAATTGATTTCTTTGTTGGTGTATTTACAGGCAGCAATGATCGTGCATGGGCTGGTATTAGAAGAATATTTGAAGGATTCTCAAGTTTCCTAAAGAATGTTTTCTCAACGGATTGGACGAATGCATTTGGCTTGTTAGGTGTTCCTCTCAACTATTTTTGTTCAACTGTATCATCTATATGGGAAACAATTAAAGGTGTTTTAAGTGGTGTTATTAGTTTTGTTAGAGGTGTATTTACAGGAAACTGGAAAGAAGCATGGGAAGGTGTTAAAAGAGTATTCAGCAGTATTGTTGAGGGTATTGCTGGTATATTTAAATCACCAATCAATGCAATTATTTCAGGTATCAATAGTTTTATTGGTGGAATTAATAAAATCAAGATTCCTGACTGGGTGCCTGGTGTTGGTGGTAAAGGATTTAATATTTCTAAAATTCCTAAGCTTGCTAATGGTGGTATTGCTTATGGCAACAGTCTCGTAAACGTTGGTGAATATGCTAACGCAAGAAGCAATCCTGAAGTCATCGCTCCATTAAATAAGTTGAAATCATTACTTCCACAAACACAATCCAGCGAAGATGAAATTGAATTAATGAGAGAACAAAATGAATTATTAAGAGCACTTCTTAACAAAGATAGTGATGTTTATCTTAACGGCCAAAAGGTTACGGATGAAGTTAACAAAGTCAACAAACAAAAAGGTTTTGACTTTGGATTCTCTTATTAGGATGAGGTGATTCTATGGAAAGAAAAAAAGGATTTATAAGAATCAATGGTCAAAAGGTCCCTTATCCTGATAGGGGACTTAAATTTATTCTTTCAACTCTTACAACTGGTGGAAGAAATAAAAATGGTAAAGTTGTAGCGACAAAGGTTGGACGCGATAATCATAAGATTGATTCATTACAATGGAATTGGTTATCAGCCGAAGAATGGAGTAGAATTCTTAATCTGGTTAAAGATTATTATATTGATGTTACATTTCCTAATATGCAAACTAACTCTCTTATCACTTTACGAATGTATATAGGAGATAGAAGTGCTACACCTTATTTTATTGATACAGATACGGATTTACCGACTCATTATAAGGAATGTAAATTTAATATTATTGATGTTGGAGAGGTGGATTAAATGCTTACAGTAAGTGATCAATATGAAACTGAAATGAAAAGATTAATCCGCCCACAACCTTTTGTTAGAGTTGTCTATGGATTTGTTAATAATGAAGCTCACAAATCTTCATCTATTGATTCAACTGAAATGATTGATATACTTGAAGATTATGGAACAAAAATAGCTGATGTAATTAACTTTCCTGAAAGCTTTAAATCTTTGGCATCTTTTGAGCAGGACAGAATGAGAATAGGAAATGATATGTATATTTATGATGACAAAAACGAAGTCACATATGATCGTATTCTTTCCTCTCATTTATGTAATTATGAAGGAATATTTGATGATGTATTACCAACTGTTGCTTTTAAATTTGATCAATCTCAAGATATTTATGGTTTAACGATTGCTTTTGATGTCATTAATGGAACTTATTCTCCTGATTTTACGATTGAAACAACGAATATTAGCGGAATTACAAGAAGTATGAATATTACTGATTGTGATAGTTTTGAATGGATAAAAGGAGATTTAAGCTTAAATGGAATTGTTGAAATGAAGATAATCATCAATAAATGGAGCGTTCCTAATCAAAGGTGTAGAATCAATAAAATAAATTTTGGGGTTCAGTTAACATTCACCAATAAAGAAATGAGCGATAGCAGTTTTTCTCATAAGAAATCCATGGACTTGTTATCATTAGAATTGTCTTCTAATTCATTGCAGTTTTCGATCAATAATTTAGATCAAAGTTTTAACCCACTAAATCCTAATGGCTATTGGAGATATACACAGCCAAATCAGGAATTAGAAGTATATTATGGAATGTTATTAGAAAACGACAAA